TATACCTGTAAGCGACCCGAATATCTTTAGTATGACGCAAAGAATAACATTAGCTCAAACACAGCTACAAATGGCACAAGCAGCACCTGAATTACATGATTTAAGTGAATCTTACAGAAAAATGTATTTAGCTTTAAATATTAAAGATATTGATGCTTTATTACCGCCAGAAGAAGAAGTACCGCCAAGAGACCCGATAAGCGAACAACAATCAGCGATGACAGGTAATCCTATTAAAGCATATGAGTTTCAAAACCATGAAGCATATATAGCTAGTCATAGTGCGTTTTTACAAAACCCTATGATTCAACAAAACCCTATAGCAACTCAGGCAATAGGGGCTAATATACAAGAACACCAAGCGATGCTGTATAAGATTCAAATAGAACAAGCAATGGGTCAACCATTACCACCTATGCAAGAGGGACAGATGCCTCCAGAAGTTATGAACCAAATAGCTGTAATGGCAGCACAAGCTACACAACAAGTTACAGGTCAAGCACAAGCTATGGCACAAGCACAAGCCGCAGCACAACAAAACCCACAAATGGAAATGTTCCAACAACAATTACAATTAGAAAAAGAACAGTTGATGCAAAAAGCAGAAGACGACGCAAGAGACGCACAACTTTCTATAATGAAAACAGAACTAGATGCACAAATTAAACGTGAAAAAATAGAGGCTGATGCAAAAGATGAAGATACTAAAGCAGCTATTAAGTTACAAGAATTAGAGCAAAGGTCTAAAGCCGATGCCGATAAGAACTTTACTGAACTAGTTAAAACAGTTCGGGACAGTAGAAATAAAAACGGAGAAAAATAATGCATAGAAATAAAGATTATCCGTCCCCTTCTAAGAAGGTTAATAGAGCTGCTCCTAGTGAACCAGTAATGGTTGATAGCACTAGAACAGAGTCTGTTAAAGAAGGCGAAGTAAATACGGATGCAAAAGGCAAGGTTGTTGGTAAAGAGTCTAAAATGAAGGCTGCTTACGGGCAAACTAAAGGACTTCTTTGGTATAACTATATTAAATAAATGGATTATATCTTAGCTACGGAGCATTTGCTCCGTAAATATCGTGAGAGAAAAGAAGCTCTCATGCAAACATTGGCTTCTGGAAGTGTTGAGAATTTTGAACAATACCAAAGGATAGTCGGTGAAATAGCAGGTTTGAGTTTTTCTGAACAGGAAATTCAAACTTTACATTCTAATATGGAGGATGCAAATGACTAATAAAGTCGAAACAAAAACTGTTCCAGATAGGGTATTAAGAGATTTTGGAAGTAACAACGCTCCTGACGTAAGTTCGGAACCCGTTATTACTCCAGAAAACTTAGACTCTCATGCGGAATCGCTACCACGTCCAACGGGGTATCGAATTTTAATATTACCTTTTACACAATCGAGTATAACTAAAGGTGGCATACATTTAGCTAAAGCAACTGTTGATAAAGAAAGATTAGCAACTGTTGTTGGTTATGTAGTGTCTTTAGGACCAGACGCGTATAGTGACCCACATAAGTTCCCTGAGGGAGCTTGGTGTAAAGAAGGTGATTGGGTAATCTTTGGCAGATATGCTGGAGCTCGTTTTCAAATAGAAGGTGGCGACATGCGTCTTTTAAACGATGACGAAATCTTAGCCTGTATTGATGACCCAGAAGCAATTTTATCATAACAATCTTGAGGAGGACTCATGCAAAATAATGAAGCAGAAAAAATAGAATTAGAACTTCCCGAAGGGGAGGTAGATATACGAGAAGCAGATGTTGATGATTCAATTAAAACTGAATTAGTCGAAGAACAAGCTGTAGAAACAACTCAACCAAAAGACGAGTTAGACGAAATTAGTGATTCAGTACAAAAACGTATTGATAAACTAACTTATAAAATGCGAGAAGCAGAAAGACAGCGAGATGAAGCTGTTAATTATGCTCAAAACATTAATCAAAGTAATACTCAGTTAAAAGAAAAATTAAAGAATTCTGATTCTTCCCTTTTCAAAGAGTACGACAATAGGGTACAATCAGAAATAGCAGGAGCCAAAATTTTATTAAAAGAGGCTCAAGATGCAGGTGACGGTGAAGCTATTGCGGAAGCAACAGAAAAACTTTCTAGGGCAAGTGCTGAATCACAAAATCTTAAAAGATTATCAGCACAACAGCAAGTTAGAGAAAAGAATAACGCTGAAGAAGTCCCCGTAGAAGACTACCAACCTACATTACAACCTCAGGCTAAAGGACCTGACCCTAAAGCTGAGGAATGGGCTGAGAAAAATAAATGGTTCGGAGATGACCAAGCAATGACGTTTGCAGCATTTGGAATACATAAAGAACTCGTTGAAAGTGGGTATAATCCTTCTTCTGACGATTATTATGCTGAAGTTGATAAACGTATGCAAGATAATTTTCCTCACAAGTTTTCAGAAGAGCAATCTGCCCCCGTGCAACAGGTTGCTGCCAGTAGCAGAGGTGCTAGTGGTAAAAAATCATCACGCAAAATAAAGTTGTCACCAAGTCAAGTAGCAATAGCTAAAAGACTAAACGTGCCGCTAGAAGAATATGCCAAGCATATCGAAGGAGTATAAAAATGACAGATGAGAACACAACAACAGAAGTCGCAACGGATAGAAACTCTAGGTCCGCAGAGACACGAGACTCTCAAACTCGCAGAACGCCTTGGAAACCCCCGTCAATGTTAGACGCACCAGACGCTCCTCCTGGATATCAATTCAGGTGGATTAGAGAAGCTACCAGAGGAGTAGATGATAAATCTAATATGTCAAAACGTATTAGAGAAGGATATGAACCTGTGAGAGCAGAAGACTATCCTGATTTTGAAGCTCCAACTGTAGATAGTGGAAGTAATAAAGGAGTAATTGGGGTTGGAGGTTTAATTCTTGCTAAAGTACCTGTTGAAACCGCAGATGAGCGTACAGCTTATTTTTCAAACCAAGCAAAAACTGCTATGGACGGTGTAGACCAAAACTTAATGCGAGAAAGCGACCCAAGAATGCCTATAAAAGATAGTGATATCCAAAGGTCTTCTAAAGTCGCATTCGGTAGTAAACCTACCGATAAAGGAACTTAATAATAACTATGTATATAAGCAAAGGAGATTATCATGGCTAATACAAATAAACCTGATGGTTTTACTCCTGCATATCATATGTACGGTGGTATTATTCGTCCTGCTAAAATGAGAATCGCAAGTGCAACTAACGCATCAATCTTTTCAGGTGATGTAGTTAATTTATCTAGCGGATATGTCATTCAAGGTACGGCGACTGGTACACCTGTAGGTGTGTTTTACGGAGTATTTTTTACCGCAACTGACGGTACTCCAACTTTCTCGAAAGTTTGGACTGCTGACACTGCGACACTAGGTGGTGCCGATGCAGAAGCTCTCGTTTACAATGACCCTGGAATTGTTTACGAAGCTCAATTTACAGCAGGAACTCCTGCCGTAAGTTTTATCGGTAACAAATACACTCTCTCAACTACTGCTGGCAGCACTGTCAATGGTAGGTCAAAAGAAGGTGTGACTGCAACAACATCAAGCGGTGTAGCGTTATGTGTAGGATTTTCTTCGCAACCAAGCAACTCAATAGGTGCTTATGCGAGAGGATTGTTTACATTCCCTACTAACACGTTTGCTGTATAATCTAAGGAGAATAAATAATGGCAATTAATAGAGCCCAACTAGTCAAAGAACTAGTACCTGGACTTCATGCTCTCTTTGGATTAGAGTATGAAAGATATAATAATGAACACGAAGACATCTTCGATACCGAAAGTTCTGAAAGAGCGTTTGAGGAAGAAGTAATGTTAAGTGGGTTTGGTGAAGCACCAACTAAAGGAGAAGGAGCAGCGGTCATTTATGATACAGCTCAAGAATCTTTTAGTTCGCGTTATACACACGAGACTGTAGCGTTAGCATTTGCGTTGACAGAAGAAGCTATCGAAGATAACCTCTACGATACTCTCTCTTCAAGATACACAAGAGCGTTAGCAAGGTCTATGCAAACAACTAAGCAAGTAAAAGCAGCTAATGTATTAAACAATGCGTTTAGTTCTTCATTTGTTGGTGGTGATGGAAAAGAGCTTTGTGCTACAGACCATCCTACTGTTGCTAACGTAGACTTGAAAAATGAGTTAACTGTTGCATCTGACTTAAATGAGACTTCTCTCGAACAAGCGTTAATTGATATCTCTGACTTCAGAGACGAAAGAAACCTTAAAGTTAATGCACAGGCGAAAAAATTAATTATTCCGCCTGCGTTACAATTCGTAGCAGATAGACTTATGGATAGTCCTGGAAGAGTCGGTACTTCAGATAATGACATCAATGCAATCAGAAACATGGGAATGATTTCTGACGGTTATGTTGTAAATCATTATCTAACAGATACTGATGCTTTCTTTATCAAAACTGACGTACCTAACGGATTAAAACATTTCGTTAGAACTCCTGTATCAACTAGTATGGAAGGCGACTTCGAAACTGGTAATGTAAGATACAAAGCTAGAGAACGTTACAGCTTTGGTTTTAGTGACTGGAGAGGAATTTTTGGTTCACCTGGAGCGTAAATCATTTACGTGAAAATTAAAGGGACTTTCGGGTCCCTTTTCTTTTTTGAATGAATGATATACAATCATAAGACTAGGATTTATTAATTTGTTTTATCAACTGCCCTAGCAGACAAGCCGAGATGATAAAACTTATTTCCGTAGGAGGAAATTATGGCAAATTCGACATTTAACGGACCAGTCAGGTCTGAGAATGGTTTTAAAGTAATATCAGTTAATAGTAGCACAGGTGCAGAAACTGATGTTGTAAATATTGCATCTACAGGTATTGTTACTAATAAGTATGTAAAGCATGTAGGCTTTGCAACTGGCGTAACAGTAAATACTACAGCAGGAGATTCTCCTACAATAGGTGAATTTACTCAACCAGCAAATACAATAATCACTGATATAAAAATATTTTGTGATACTTCTCCTGTTATTGGAACAGGTGATATTGGGTATGAAGTAGGTACAACTTCTTCAGGTGCACAAATTGTTGCAGCTCAAACTGATGAAATACTTGATGGAGGCACAACTGTTGTTGCTCACAATGTAACTGTAACCAGTTTAGTTCTGCAAACTCAAGATGGAACTACAGCTCCAGCTTCTGTTCAATATACAGATACCGCAAGAACTATTTACTGTAATATCACTAATACAGTAGACGCAACAACTGCAGGTTCGTTTACATTTATTATTGAATATACTCAAATCGCGTAATAGGAGCTTAATATGAGTTCATCCGATGTAAAAGCAACTAAAGCTTTAACAGCTACAGGGCAACTACAAGGGTTCATAGGAACTGGTGCAGGTACTGCTACCAACTTAGGTCCAATAAGAATTCAATCTGTTCAAGCACAAGCAAGTGCTGCAGACGGTTCTATAAAAATCTATGATGGAACTAGTGCTAGTGGAACTAAACTTTTAATAGAGTTTAAATTTGGTTCAGCAGCAAATGAATCTTTTGACCATTACTTACCTAATGATGGAGTTAAGTTCAATACAGGAGCCTATGTCGTATTAGCTAATTGCGACTTTTTTGTAGCTTACTACACTTAATATGGCTACCTCAGGAACTCGTGCATTTAATTTAGATGTAGCGACCGCAATAGAAGAAGCATACGAGCTTGCAGGATTGGAAGCTCGTACTTCTTATGACGCAGTTACAGCTAGACGTTCTATGAATATTATGTTTGCCGATTGGTCGAACAGAGGTATTCAAATGTGGGAGGTTTCTAAAGTAGAACTTACGCTTACTGAAGGAACTAGTGAATACACTATTAATTCTTTTGACATAGATGTTTTAGACGCATATATCGAAAGAACGGTTAATAATGTAACTACTGATTTTACTTTGTCCAGGATAGACCGTAATGAATTTATTAGTATCCCTAATAAAGGAACAAAAGCTAGAGTAACTGAATATTGGTTAGAAAGATTAAAAAGTCCTGTTATTCACCTTTATCCAACGCCCGAGAACTCAACGGACAAACTCGTTTACTATGTTTGGAAGACTATAGAAGATTCTTCTACTCAAATAAACGACGTAGATATACCGACTAGGTTTATGCCTTGTTTAGTTTCTGGGTTAGCTTATTATTTATGTTTAAAAAAGAACGTGCAAAAACTTCCTATAATAAAACAACAATATGAACAAGATTTAGCGAATGCTATAAGATACGACGAAGACCGTTCTCCTTTAAGAATTGTTCCTAAACATGAGTATATCTAATGGCATACGCTTCAGGTAAATACGCTTATTTTATTTGCGATACTTGTGGTTTTAGATATCCGTACAAATCAGCTAAAGGTAATTGGGAAAATTTTAGAACTTGCGAAGAGTGTTATGAACCAAAACATCCACAACTAGACCCACCTAATATTTCAGCAGACGCTGAAGTTTTATGGAAACCTAGACCAGAGGTTCCTTTACCCCAAAGTCAATTAGGAGTTATAATCACTACAAACGCAGGAAGTGGTATGACTTTTAAATCGGACCCCGTGGGAACAGCTTTTGATGGACTAGGAGCAACTAGTGATTTAGGAAACGTAACAGTGAGTATAGGATAATGGCAGGATTTACATATAGTGGATTAAAAACAGCGATACAAAATTATTTAGATAATACTGAAACTACGTTCGTAAATACATTAGATACTTTTATACAAACAACCGAAGAACGTATTTTAAAAGCTGTTCAGTTACCTGTTTTTCGTAAAAATGTTGAAGGACAAGTAACTTTAGGAAACACTTATCTTTCAAAACCCACAGACTTTTTGTCCCCCTTTAGTTTGGCTTTAATAGATAGTGATAGTAATTACAGTTATTTACAACTTAAACACGTTACTTGGATTAGAGATTACACACCAGCAGCAGCAACAACAGGCAAACCCCTTTACTATGCTTTATTCGATAATGATACTTTTATTATGGCTCCTACCCCTAATGCGAACTATTCGGTAGAGTTACACTACAACTATAGACCGAATTCTTTAACTACTGTTGGGGATAATAATCAAAGTTGGTTATCTGATAACGCACCTAATGCTATGTTGTATGGTTCTTTAGTAGAGGGAGCTGTGTTTATGAAATCGTCTCCAGATACAATCATGTTATACGAACAAAAATATCAAGAAGCATTAGCTATGTTGAAGTTACTAGGTGAGTATAAAGACGTAAGAGACGAAGCTAGGCATGACCAAATAAAAATAATGGCTCAGGGAGCAACAAATGTTTAGTGTAGACGTAGAAACAACAATGGGACAGGTAACTGTTCAAACTACAAACAATAAAGGTTTAAGTCCAGAATATTGGACAGACAGAATAATGGAGCGACTAATTGCTGTTAGTGATAATGCGGACCCTATGGTAAAAGCACAGGCAGACGCATTTAAACAAAATATACAAGCAGTTGTTTTGTTATATATGAAACAGGCTATTTCTAGTGATAGAGCAACAGTAGCAGGTTTATTAGAAAAACAAGGTCATAAAGATATGGCTGAAATAATAAGGAGGCTGTAATGGCAATAACCCAAGCAATGTGTACTTCATTTAAAAAAGAATTAATGACAGCTACACACAATTTTACTGCTACAAGCGGTAATACATTTAATCTTGCTTTATATACAAGTTCTGCATCATTAGGTGCTAGTACAACTGCATATACAACAAGTAACGAAGTGAATGGAACTAACTATACTGCTAAAGGTGGTGCGTTAACTAATGTTACGCCAACTACTTCTGGCACTACTGCATTAACTGATTTTGCAGATTTAACTTTTAGTTCTGCTACTATAACTGCTAATGGAGCAATGATATTTAACGATAGTGCTTCAGGTGACCCTGCTGTCGCTATTTTAGCATTTGGAGGAGATAAAACATCAACTAACGGTGATTTTACTATTCAATTTCCTGCAGCAGATGCCTCAAATGCTATTATTAGAATAGCTTAATAAATGGCGGGATGGGGTCGTTCTACATGGGGTGCTGGTCCTTGGGGTCAGCCTGTCTCAGTCAGCGTTACTGTTAGTGCAACAGGAAACGCAGGTACAACAAGTTTAGGCTCCGAAACAGTTGTTTGTGATGCAAATATATCTCAAACAGGATTTGCAGGAACTTCAGGATTAGGCTCTATAGTTGTATTAGCTTCTTCCGTTACAGCTGTAACAGGTAACGTAGGAACTTCAGCATTAGGTTCTGAAACTGTAATAGCAAAAGCTTTAGTAGTAGTAACGGGTTTAAGTGCAACATCAGCAGTTGGTAGCGAAACTGTTACTGGTACGGCTAATATATCTGCTACAGGCAACGCAGGAACATCTGCGTTAGGTAGTGAAACCGTTGTTGCTGAAGCTAACATTTCCGCTTCAGGCAACGCAGGAACGTCTGCACTAGGTAATGCTATAACAGCAGGTGCTGCAGTAACAGGTGTATCTGGTTCTGCCTCAGCAGGAACATTAGGAGACGAATCAGTTACTGCGGGAGCAACAGTAGCTGTAACAGGAAATGCAGCAACAAGTACATTAGGAAGTATAAGTTTAATTACTAATAATATACTTGCTGTAACTGGGTTTGCGGGAACAACAACATTAGGAACAGTTGTTGTTGTAGCTAAAAGTTTAATAGTTGTTGAAAGTGTTTTTGCTACAGGAACTGCTGCAAGAGTAAATGTTTGGGGTCTTGTTCCTGATAGTCAAACACCTAATTACAGTGATGTTAATAAAACACAAACACCAGATTGGAAAAAAGTTGCTTAACAATTACATAAAAAATATGGTATAATCAAATAGGAGAATAAAATGGCAAGTACATACGTAAATGACCTAAGACTTAACGAGATGGCTACTGGTGATGCTAGTGGTACTTGGGGAACAACAACAAACACAAACTTAGAACTTATTGGTAATGCTTTAGGTTACGGCACAGAAGCTATAACAACTAATGCAGATACTCACGCTTCTACTGTAGCAGACGGAGCAGCAGATGCAGCAAGAGCTATGTATATTAAATATACAGGTACTCTTGATTCAGCATGTACTATTACTATTGGACCTAACACAATGAAAAGGGTTCATATAATTGAAAACGCTACTTCAGGCTCTCAATCAATAATTATTAAACAAGGCTCAGGAGCTACTATTACTATCCCAACAGGAGATACTAAAGTTGTTATGTTAGACGGAGCAGGAAGCGGAGCAGCAGTAGTAGATGCTTTTGCTAGTCTTAGCGTAGTAGATTTAAAAGTTCAAGATGATTTAACGGTTACAGATGATGTAAGTATAGGTGGAGACGCAGCAGTCACAGGAGCCTTAACTGGTGGTACTGTCAATGGCGTAGGTATAGCAACCTTTGGTACTGCTAGTATGCTTATTAGTAATGATGGTGGTACAGGTACTATTGATGCTGCAAACGAAAATACAGGTTTTGGCTTTGAAGTATTTGATGATTTGACAAGTGGTGATAGTAATGTAGCTATGGGTAGAAAGGCTCTAACAAAAGTTACTACTGGTTCAACTAATGTTGCAATAGGGTCTAATGCTCTTACAGTTCTTACTACAGCCGCAAATAATACAGGCGTTGGTCATTCAGTTTTAGCAGCAAATACCACAGGTCATAGTAATACAGCAATAGGTGCAGAATCCTTAGATGCTAATACCGAAGGTGTCTCAAACACAGCAGTAGGTATGCAATCTTTAACAGAAAATACCACAGGTATAAATAACTCAGCTGTTGGTAGATACGCTTTATTTAATAATACGACTGGCGGTTCTAATACTGCCATGGGTTTACAAGCACTCTTTACAGCAACTACTGCAAGTGAAAATACAGCTTTTGGTTTTCACGCCTTATTAGCAAATACTTCTGGTGCAAACAACGTGGCTGCTGGTTATCAAGCCATGGACGCAAATACAACTGGTGGTTCAAACACAGCAGTCGGTTCAGCAGCTCTTGGTGCTAATACCACCGCATCAAATAATGTAGCGGTTGGTAATGGTGCTATGGCAGCTAATACGACAGGCGACCAAAATGTAGCAGTAGGTGCTTTTGCTTTAGATGCTAATACAACGGGAATTAGAAATACAGCATTAGGCGTTGAAGCATTGACCGACAGCAATGGAACAAATAATACTGCTTTAGGTCATACAGCCTTAGCAAATCTCACCACAGGAAATTCAAATACCGCAGTTGGCTATAACACCTTAACAGCTCTTACTACAGGCGG